ATTTATTGATGAAACTCTATTAAATGTCTCAGATGTGATACCAGGTCTTTGAAATCTAACTATATCGTTTACTTTTATACCAGAAAATATTTTTCCACCCGCATTCATTTTTGTTCCACTATTTGTAATGCTTACGGTATTAATATTGTTGGGTAATCTAAATTTTTCGAGAACTGTGTCTGCAGCAAAAGTGGTACCCTCTTTGATTGATTTAATATCTTGAACGGAATGGACAAGAGTGGTGGTTATAACTCTTGGAAAATCAACACCATTGATTTGTATTTGTTCACCTTTTGAGAAAGTTCCTGAAGTTTGATTAACCGATACAGATGAACCAGAACCTTCAGCAATTGCAAATCCACTTGCTCCACTACTTTTACCTTTAATGAAAGACCCAGCTGGTAATTCTGTAGAACTAAGTGTATCATTTAATGTTAAATCAGTATTGGTTTGAATATCAAATAATCTCAATTCCCATCTTGTCGAATCATCTGTGTATGGAGCATCTTCTAAATTAAACGAATAAGCTCTCGCACTTCCTATATTATTCCCATTACCAGCATGTTGATCATGTAATGTTACGATATTACCTGAATTTATAACTCCTTTAGTTACATTATTTAATTTTATAATATTACCCATCTCATACGATAATCCTATATCACTTCTTATTCCAACATCTCTTGGTTTATCTACATCTATTATTGTTGTTCCAACTTTCTCGACATTATATCCTCTCACATATGCTTCACCTGCAGATAACTTAAGACACATGAGATTATCATCTGGTGAATTTCCCTGATCTGTAGTATCATCATTAAAAAATAAACCATTATTTCCTAAATTATCATTTAAAGAGTTAAATAACCCAAACCTAAATGGTGAAATACTATAATCACCAGATTCTTCGTAAGTTCTTTCGGCAATCCAATCACGAATTTTATTATAATCACTCTTAGATTTCATGAGTTTGAGTTTACCCTCATCTAATCTCATTAACTCAATGAAATCAGTGTCATTCTTATCTGAAATTAGTTTTTTAGATAAAATTAATTTTATTTTAAGTCTATCTGCACCTGGTGCTGCAAAGTTTGTAAATCCTTTTGCATTATCAAATAAGGTATTATCTTCTTTTGCATTTACAAGACTCTCTTCTATTCTCAAACCAACTCTATACGATGGTGTATTAGTATAATTATCTAAGATGATTGTTTGATCAGATACTCTTACAAAATATCCTCTTACAAAATAAACACCATCTGATATGAACGCAGCAGATCCAATTGCAGTTGCATTCTCTGATATTAAAGATGCAAAAGGTGTATTGGCACTAATTGTCGTATTCCCATATATTACATCTTCAGTACAACTCAAACTTTCACCATCTGAGAATGTATTAATTTGTGAATTACTATCTGCACTTACATAATTTACATACAAAGTTGTATCAGTTACATTAACACCATCAGGTAATGATATAAATTTAACTACTGCTTCAATACCTGATTGACCCCCTACTATTTTTTTTCCTAAAAAGTTTTGAATATAAACTGAAATATCTATATTAAAATTTGTGCTGTTCAATTTGACAGCATTATATTGTGTATCTACTGCAATACCACCAGGAATAACAACTGAATTTGGTTTAAATACATGCTCACCAAATGATTCAATCTGATCTTGTAATATTGATTGTTGAGTTGTTAATTCTCTTGCTTGTACTGGAAATCCTGGTTTATATAAAACTTTATAATAATTTTTCTCACTATCATAATCATCATAGTAAGGACTTACATTAAGATTGATTTTTTGTGCCATTTTTTTTAGAATTCCAGAATGATTTTAACGTCTTCTTTTTGTCTTATGTTTCTCTCAACTTTTTTACGATTATCAATGTAAATAACATTACCAGTCTTTTTATTTATTTCAGGATTAGCAAGTCCATTTGTAAACTCTACACCTAAATTAATTTGCTTATTATCAACTAATGTGGAGATACCAGTGAAATTTTCAATACCTTTATCAAAACTAACTGCTCCACCATCACCAAAAATGTTTTTACCCTCTCCATTAGTATTATCAAAAGATAACACTTTAGATTCTGTTCTTATACTATTAAAATCAGTATTATCAAAAGATGTTGGATTTAAATGAGAACTTCTATCTTGAATATATTTTAAAACACGTGTGTCTTTATCATAAGAAGCCACTGTTCCTTTTGCAATACCTCCAGTGACCTCCTGTGTTATACCAATTCCAATTAAAGCATCAAAATCAATACTAGCATCAAGAGGAGAATCTAATTTAATTGAAAATGTTGATGAAAATTGAGATGCCGTGAGTATACCAGAGTTAGTGAAGTTATTAGGATTTTTAATTATTCCTACTTGTCCAAAATGAGTATCAGTAGGAAAATCCTTTGTAGAATCATCAAAACGTGAGTAAATTAAAACTTTATCAGCACCAAGTTCGGTGTAAATATCAGACCCATGACCTTTTGAAGGAGGTATTATGGGTATAAGTTTTGCACCAGAACCTCCAAAATCTTTTAAATCTACCATACCAAAAGTATAACCAGATCCACCTTTTGTAACAATAACATCAGTGATAACACCTCCTGTGGATGTTACTAATGCTTTAGCTCCACTACCATCTCCAAGAATATCACATGAACCAGTTTTGTCACCATAACCAGACCCACCATTTTCAATATAAACTTTTTTTAACTGATTTTTGTTTATATCTGAATCTCCTGCCTCTCTTACTGCTTGTATTTGAGCATCAGTGGTTGTTTGCCAATCATTCGGTAATACAATATACTCAGTTGAATCAAATTTTACCACGTCACTTGGTGATACAGTAAATAGATATTTCCATATGTAAGGATCTTGTGTTCCTGCTGCAGATGGTTCTAAATCTGTAAATGTAGGTTCATCTAACGAATCCACACCCTTTGCGTTGGCATCTCCTGGTGCACCAGATCCACCATTACTAAGACATATATAAACCTTAAATTCAGATGTAATAACATAAAAATTTGTTTTAAACAAACTTCCAGTTTTTGAATTTGGTGCTTTATTTGTTTGCTCATTATAATCATGACGATACATGTCGTATTTTGTATTAGCTACCCAATTATGTTTTTTGACAACTCTTCGAATATTAGAGGAGTTGATTTTTTTACCGAATAGGGAAGTATCTCTGTAGTGTGTTAGATATTGTTGATTATCAATCGGATCAGTTGGCCAAGATGTTGATCTACTAAAACCATTTACATCTGGATTAGGTAATCCTAAAAATACATAATAAGAATTATTAGAGTCTAATACAGAATCTACAAAATTACCTGCGTTTGCTATTCTAAATTGATCTGTTACTACCGCTGGCATATTAATAGTTTTTTAGATATTTATACATAATATTTAACATTCTTTAAGAAGGTGTCAATAATCCACCTGTTTTATCGAATGTATCATTACCACCAGTCCTCTTAAGTGTAGGGAATGTTGTTAATCCAGCATTGACGGTTAATCCTGTAACACCTATTGACACTGGTGCCGATCCCCTTATAAAACCACTAATTTTTCCAATAGAATATTTACCCACTGGTGCAGTAGAAAATCCAACAGCATTTAATCCAGTGGTGGTAGTGTCAGATTTTATTAGACAAGTAATAACTCCAATATTAGAATTACTTGTAAATGACGCAACGGTATATACATTATCTACAAATGTCGTACCAATACCCACAGTATCAGTATCTGTACCACTATTACTAATAGATATAAGTCCTGATCCGATTGTAGTATCAAAAATATAAATTGGATCACCAACAGTTATTGCATTAAAGTTTTCAGTGCTATCTTTATTCACTGTAAATTTCAATCCTAATTTATTTGATAATGTTGTTGTTCCTATTCCAGTCACTATACCAGTGCTTACTGTAATGTTTGTTGAATTAGAAGTTTTTAAGTTTTCAAAGGTGTTTGATTGAACTGGACTCTCTATTAAAACTTGAGGTGCCACATCATAACCTAAACCAGGATTATCGATAACTATAGAATCTATTTCACCATTTGACACTGTGGCAGTTGCAGTTGCTGTTGTTCCTACTCCAACTCCAATTTCTGGTGGTGCAGATATTTTCACAGTTGGGGTAGATGTATAACCAGATCCATTTGTTACGATGGTAATCCCGTTTACTTTTCCTGAAGAAATAGATGCAGTTGCCTTTGAATTAACAGAATTAAGATTATTTAAATTTGTTATTGAGGCATTTACTAATAATGGAGATTCATTCTCATAATTAAATAAATCTGCATTATCTACAAATATACTTGTATCGGATGATGAAATATCACCAATTATTTTTGCGGTTGGTATGATTCTTGGTTCCAGTTCACCTCTTTTTTTAGATATGAAAACTTTATTGACAGTAATATCATTTTTTTGTTTTATGAGAGTTAATGGTCTTGATACTGTCTCACTTATACCTTGACTCGTATAAACATTTGTTTCTAATGATATAGATGTAGTAATCCCAGTAATTGTTCGTTTATTCTGTGCTAATACTGTATTTCCAGTTTCACTTGTACCTGACTCTACCCTCAATTCATCACCAGTCTTGATATTAACATCTTCTGCATCAACAATAAGTGAATCCTCTCCACCTGTTCCTCTATAGAAAAGAATACTAATATCATCTGCATCATTTCTACCAGGTTCAGTTTCTCCTGCGGGTGCTTCAGCAAAGTTAATTGATGTTCCACCACTAATAGTATATGCTTTTTGTGGTTCTTGAATTATACCGTTTATAGTTACTAAAAATATATTTTCAATATTTACATTTTCTGATAATTTATCACTAGGTTCAACACTAATTAACTCATTATTAAAGTTTAATGGAAATCTTGTTCGTGTTCCATTTTGTAAAGTTTTAATTGAATCTATGTAATCAAAATCTCCAAATTGCCACATTGCAAATTTATCATTAAATACTCTATCAATTGTTAAAGTTGATTTTGTAAGAAGAGATCCCATGCCTCTTGCTGTTACTAAACCAACCGCTTCAACAACATCACCTTCTTTAAATGCATAACCTGAATTTACAATTTCATACTTTGATACCTCAAATAATGTTGAACCTATTCCAGTAGTTGCACTGGCACTTACTATAACATTAACTCTTAAATTATTACCAGTATCTGTGGTATTACCTATACCACGTCGTGAAACACCAATTACTGGTAAATTGGAATAAGAAGGTTCAGATACAAATATTTCAGGATCTTTATAATTAGATCCTGCCGATACGATTTGAAATATTGATGTTCCACCAACACCTGCAGTTGCAGTAATTTCTGCACCACTTCCAACATTAACACCAACATCCACACTGAATATATCAGGAGTTATTACATCGACCGCTGTATTAATACCAGCTACTGGATCAGTTGATCTTGGATATGGATGGACTGTTTGGAAGTTATCTCTTGAACATGAGAATCTAATTGAACCAGTTTTAATTAAAACCAAATCGTCATCACTCATACCATGATTGGGAGATGTAATGACTAAAATACCTGTTGTAGGATTGTACTCAGCATCAATTGCAGTAATATCACCACCATTATTTTTATCAATACCATTTTCATCAGCAGATACAAATCTGTGCTCGTATCCAAAATCTTTTACAGTAACTGCAATAGATACTAATCCATTATATCCAGAACCAAATGTTAAATTACTAAAATAAGGATATACATTACCTGATCCAACATATGTATGTGTGGTAGATCTTTTTCCTATATTAATACCAAAAACATTCGTAGCTGCTACAGATACAACTGGAAATCTATCACTTGTGAGAGATAATGTTGGATTAAAAGTTGGTGATTCTAAAATTACAATTTCATTTGTATTTTTAAATTTATGCTCATTCTCTGTTTTAAATGTTACTATGCCAGTTGTGTTATCATATGTCGCATTTAAAATTCCTAATCCTGCTCCACTGAATGCTACACCCACAACATCTGTTATTGTCCCATTTGAATCAGTAAGTGCTTTGACTTTAGCACCAACAAGTGGAGCATAACCTAAACCAGTAATTGTAGATCCCAGTGATATGGGAACCCCACCCCTTGGTAATTCATTAAAATTAATATTATTATTTGAAATAAATTGTGAATTATCAGATGATGTGATTCCAGAAAATCTAACACTTGTAACTCCTGTGGCACCACTACCACTTTCTAATATTTCGAAATTTTTAGATGGGTTAAATTCTGTTGATGGTGATTGAAATATACCATTGATGAATAATACACCACTACCACCAGTGGTTCCAATACCAATTGTATTGGCTCCACCAACTTTTAAAGTAAATGTAGAATTAATTCCAGTAAAGTCTTGTGATATATCATCAAATATCTGATTACTATCATAATTATTTCTTAAATATGCTCTTCCGTTGAAAGATGATCTTGGAAAATTTAAATTACCATCATCTTTAATCTTACTGGGATTACCTCGTGGTGGATCAGTAAAGAATACCTTACTTCCAACAATATTGTAAGAACCTAATAATATTTTAGCAGAAGAACCATCAGAGTGAATTGAATTAGCAGTTCCTACAAATCCTCTCTCAACTTCAACAACATTGTATGTTCCTGCAATTCCAACTGGAATACCATTTGTTGTGGCGATACCAACATTTACAACTCTCATTAATTCATTATCAACTTCAAGAATATTATTTACTGAAATCGATGAAATGCCACTTAAATTAATAATTGAAGTGCTTAAACCAACCTGAGAACTCAAATTATTCTCTAATATATGTTGAGCATTAGTTCTAATTAAAGGTGATTGAACAACATCATCAATTGCAATGATAGATTTTTCATTTCTCTTCTTCATTGTAAATTCATGTGCATTACCTTCTCCTATACTTACAAATGTCACAGCTACACCAGATCTTTCTGTTGAAATAAAGAATGATTCTTTTGTGATTGCTTTTGCAAATACAGTTGAAGGAAGAACATCAATAACAGATCCATTTTTAAACTGCATAGGTGTAGATCCAACACCAACAAATGATGATTTAGGTGTATAAATTAACTCTTCATTTTCTCTGAAAAAATGATTTGGTATGGTAAATTTACCAGTCACTAAATTCACTACAGAGGAGTCGGCAGGATTGAATGATTTCGAGAAAATAGGAACTGAGTTTACCTTTAAATCAAAATCTGTTTTTTCGACTCTAACACCCTCTAATGCGTTATATTCTATAATTCGATTGCTTTCAGTAATATTACCATAAACTAAGTTTAAGGGTTCATTAACTTTATCAAGTTCATTATAAAAACAATGATTTAATGAAACCACTGTAGATATTCCACTTGTGTCATCTGGATGAAACTTCAATTCAAAAATATTCGAATTAAGAGAAGCACTGAAAGTACCCAAACCTGATGATGGATCATATTCGGTATTTGAATCCTTGCTTACCGATAACGAACCAGATTGTTGAACATAAGCATCTACACCATCGTGGATTGATAATACCTCATGTAATGCTTTTGATGAACCAATACTAACTTCTACTACAGATTTAATCGCATTAAATAAATTTGAATTTAAACTTATTACTGTAGAAATACCAATATTTGACGATGATAATCCAGAATAAATCGTAGTTCTTTCAGAATTATCTAACTGACCTGTTGATTTAAATCTATAAGTTTCATTAGCAACACCAGTTGTTCCAATTCCAATCACTTTTGCCTTTATCTTGATATTATTATCACCAGATAAATTATTTTCAAAATCAATCATTAATTGATTATTTGAAATTTTAGAGGTTATAATTCCAATTTGATTAAATGATAGTTCATTATCTTGTGTATTAATATATGCCTGTGCAATAAATGTATCATTACCACTATGTGAAACATATGTTTCTACAAGATTCATCTCATTAGTGTTTGTATTAATTACATTCAATAATGCATGTAAGGATTCAAATTTATCAGAGGGAACTGATACAATATTATTTGTTTGTCCTACTTGATAATTTTTTACACTTGAAGTAAGATTGATTGGTCCAATTGATGTTGTCCCTACTCCTGAAAGTGAATCAAATTTTGATGAAAATATTTTTAAATCATAATCTATATCAGAGTTAGGGTCTGAAGTTGGTGAGAATCTAAAGAAATCAACTTGTGTTACACCATCCTCAACTATTTTAAACTCTGCAAAATTATTTTCACGTGTATTAGTAAAACCGATGCCTGAATTGATCAATCTAGATTTTTCAAGTAAAATGTTATTATTTCCATTACTTAATAAGATAAAATCTGAAAATTGAATTCTGTTAACTTTCGTCGAATTACTTTCCGTTCTTATCAAAATATTATCAAATAATTCAGTTTCATTTGGATCAAATTTAAAAATATTTGAGAAATCATCTGGATCTCCCTCTAAATTTGAAAATTGTTGATTTATATTGTCGATAATAAGAACATCGTTTGTGTCACATTTAATAAAATTAGACAAACGAATATTATCAAAAACAATTGATCTTGACGTATTATCATCTGTAACATCACTATCTCTTACTGTATCAATGCTTCTCAATTCATCAACTCTCCTCTCATCAATGATATCTAAAGTAATTCCTAATACATTTGATGATCCTATTGATATATTAGCAGTTGATGTAATTCCAGTATCAGCAAAGTTTTTTGTACCACTGGTATGTAATAAATTATTTACAGGTGTTATTAAATTTTTCCAAGGTATTGAACTCTGAATCGAATAAGACATATTTTGATAATAGTCATTATCTGGTATCACTTGGAAATCTTCATTTAATTTTCCAATAGAATTATCCCATCCAATATTTTTTAAAATTGAAAAATCAGTTTTTAGTCTTCCTATGTTTTTAGTAATTTTTGATATTTTTGCTTGACTACCTGAATTTTGTCCAGATATAATATCACCAACTTTAATTAAATCTTTACCAAATATTTTTAATATACTATCACTTGATTTTATTATTTCTAAATTTGTTTTTTTATTATTAATTCTTACTAACTCATTTTCATCAAAAATTGATTGATTTTGTGTTACAAAAAATGTAGGATAATCATCCTCATTAATTACAGTAGCAAAGGTTGATACGATAGTTTTTGCTATACCTGTATTTGCAGTTCCGAACTCAGATACATCAATTGTTACTTCAGCAAACCCTGAAACGTTAGCATCAAATTTAGATACTTTAAGTAAATTAAATCCATAATCTTTAGAGTTAAATCCTGATCCAATTCCAGAAATTTTTTCTACACCTTCAATAAACACCCTATCATTTACTGCAAATGGATTAGATGAAAACCCTCCTTGGGGTGTAGCTAATTTGCATGTATAAGATGTTCCTGCATTTGATTTAACCTCTAGTATTGTAATACCATTTGTATTATCTGTTGTTCTTAGAGTAACTGTATTTTGTGGTAATCCAATGGGTAATTCTGTTATATCAACAGAAAGAATACTTTTCTCCAACATAACAGGTTCTAAAACACCACTATCAATTTTTAAACCTGTATTAGAATCAACAATAATAATATTTGGTGCAGTTATGTAATCAGATCCTCCACTTGTAACACTGACAATACCTAACGTGTTTGAATTTGCGATTTCTACACTGGAAGCTATTAAACACTCAGGTTCTAATGTCCTATCTGATGAATATTCAAAACCTTCATTTATAATTCTCACATTTTCAATATTCCCGATTGAATTTGAGGTTGGCAATATAACTGCATCAATACCATTTGATTGACCAGATATTCCCAAGAAATTTGGTAATTTTTTATAGTTAGATCCACCTGAAATTATTTTTATTTGATCTATACCACCAGTTGCAGTTTTTGAATTTGTATTGTACTGTAAATCACCACATTCTACAGGTAAGTAAGTTAATTTTTCAGGTTTATCATTTAAAAATATATCAAAGGAAGTATCATTAACTTTATCAATATTGTAAGAATTATTATATACACTATCTACAAATAATATTTCAGAATAATTTTTTACTTCTGTATCAGTCGTGCTAATTAAACCTGATTTTTCAAGATTATAATAAAGTTTTTTGGGTAAACTATTTCCATAACCAATAGTTACCGTATCTCCAATCGAAACTACACTAAACGTAGTTGTTACACCAGAGGATTTAAATTGATTTTTATAATTTTGATCATAATAAAAATTCAAATCGTATCCAGAAACTGAGGAATCTGATAGATCGAATCTAAGATTATTATTATTAATTGAAATAATTTGTGGATTAATAAGTGAAATAGTTTGTGTTTCACCACCAGTTGAACCTAAACCAACTATATTTGGTATTATTTTTTGAGAATCTATCAGTGTTTTTGATAATTTAATATTATCATCATCAACTTTATATACATAATAATTTTGATTTTCCAAACCTTCTGGTAATAAGTCTGAAGAATATTTCACTTTTTGACCAGTTTTTAATCCATGATTTATTATATTAAAAGAATTTGTTAATGATGAAACTCCAAGATTACTGAATGTTATTGGATTAATTAATAAATTACCTGTATTTGTATCTCTCAGTATTCTCACATGAGACGATGTGCCAATACCCACTGATAAATTAGGTTTAACAATTAAATCAATTGTATCACCATTTTGTAATTCATGTGATGTTGTCGTTGTTACATTTGTTTTTACTCGTGTAACATCACCCTTGACTTGATTAAAATCTGTTTCAAATGAATACAGATCATTATCAGCACTGTTTATATTTCTAAAATAAATCTCATTAAAATTATTTCCAATACCTGTTTTTATACCTATTGTATTAATTGTTTTATTAACAACATAAAGAATTTCACCATTAGATAGATTAAATGTAGATGGATTTGTATCAGTTGACACTGCGATTACAGGATTCCCATTTGGTATTGATAATACAACCTTTTCATTTGTTTTAAATCGATGATTTTCTAAGTATATTTGTCTAACTGGCACATTTCTTGTTAAATCATTACCAGCAAATTTAAATGACAATGTATTTTCAGTTCCATCAGCAGTACCTAAACCAACAGTTTCATTTGGATTGAAGAATATTTTTTTATTTAACGATGAATCAAAAGATGATACTTTTTTATCAAAAGTAAAGGAATTTGATAGATAATTAACCTTTGTTCCCTCTGGATGAATTGTACCAAAAGCATCAGAACTTCTTTCCACCGTCAAAATATTCAAATTATTATAAATGTTTAATATTTTCAAAGTTTCAGTACCAATTCCAATATCATTTCCAACTGAAATTGATGATGGTAAATTTGATACAAATATTTCTGTGGTAAATCCTGCTATCGGAGATGCAGATATAGTTGAAATTGTGTTCGAAGAAAATGTATTTACTCCAATTTTATAACTACCATTTAATAATGATAAATCAGTGCTCAAACCAGAAATATTAATAATATCATTATTTTTAAAATTATGATTTGAGGGTGTGAATACATTTATTTTTTTGTCAGTCCATGTTAAAATACAATCATTAAATATTTCAAAATCGGTATTTAAATTAGATATCAGTTTGCCTTTTACTTTTGATACAGATGATATGAGATTACTGGAATTTAATTCCGTACTAAATTTTAATATTTCATCTACTTTGTAATTTGATCCACTGTTTAAAATATTAAATCCAGTTATCGATCCAGAGGATATTGATTCAATTTCTATTTTTTGATCTTCAATTTCATTTGTCTCAACAATAAAATCATTGTTTGCAAAATCATCTGAGGTTTTATATGGAAGCGTATTTCTTAATATATTCGTATTATTGAAATCAAAATTTATCTGTGAATCATTCCCAAAATTAAAATCTATCTTTTTAGATCTATATGTATTACCTATGAAATATGGGAATTTAGGATTTTTATCATCATCTATGGAGGCATGATATGAATATGTTCCATTGGGAAATTCCTTTGTTACTTCGTATCTACCATTATGCTCATCTAAATCACCATTACTTGTAAATACATAATCTTCTACGAAAAATCCATCTTCAAAATTAGGTCTATCAATAATATTGGAGGTTTGTAGTTCATACCCTGATACTAATATTCTTCTACCAACATCATTAGATGGAGGATTCTCAGGATTTTCATAACCAAAAGGTCCATATATCGGATTCCCATCATAAGCCCATCCGATGATCCCAGATGCCACTGTATTATCATCATTAAAAGTGTTTGTGGAATATCCAATAAAACTATACTTTAGTTTATTTTCTGATTCCTCTAGATGTTCTACGTTTGAAGATTTATTTTTATTAATGCTAAGTGATCTAACGTGTGGTAAAAATAATGCATTTTTTCCAGATGATTTTACCCTTATTGATGTTGAGGTGGAGTATCCAATACCAGGATTAATAACTATGACATTATCTATTTTTCGATTAACTATCACTGGACGTATCACAGCACCAATACCCTTACCAGTGGGATCAATAATCTCTAAATCTGGGGTTGAAAAATATTCTTTACCACCAGATCCAACTGATACATCTGATATGGTGCCATTTGTGATTATGGGTGTTAGTGATGCGTTCTTACCATTTTTTAAAGTTATAATTGGTCTTTTATTATTATTAATGATTGTTGATCCATATCCTGTTCCAGATTCATAAAGGTATAGTTGTTTTATTGAACCTTTAACTTTAGGAGTTACTTCTATTTTAACTACTGCGGTTGTACCAACACCAACAGTATCAAATTCTACAAATGCTTTTATATCAGGATATTTGAAAGTATGAGTATCAGAACCTATTGATTCTAAACTTACTATTTCTCCCCTCTCATAATTTGATAATATTGTTCCACCAACTCCAGCATTACTTAAACTAAAACTATTTTCATCATTTTTGTTTATATAATAATTATTACTTTGATTTAATCCTGAAATATCTCCAATATATTCTATTAAATCACCATCATTAAATCCATGATTATTAAAAATAATTCTATTATTAAATGTTGAAATACCTGTTGGTTTTACAAATAATTTTCTATTTGTGTAATTTTGTCCACTTTCTATAATCTTAATATCTAATAATGAATTTCTTAAACCAACTTTGAATATTTGATTACCAAATCCAGAATTACCAGAAAAATTTATTGAGGGTGTCCCATCTGTATAACTTTCAAAAGTTTCAAATAATTTTATTGTTCTATTATTAATTTTTTTAGCATAATAAATTGCACCATTAACTAATCTATTAGTTCCGACTCCAACAATTTTAATTTCTTCCTGTGAGTTTGAATCATAAATTATTTGTTCACCATCTATAAAATTATGTTCTTCTAAAAATGTAATCGTTTCGGTAGTGGTGTTTATTCCTCCCCCAACTCCAAAATCAGTATTAAAAAATTCTTTTCTAAATCTTGTTCCTATTACAGGTTCCAATATACAACCAGATCCATTTCCCCCTGTAACACCTATCGATACAATTTTGTCAATATCAAAAGTTTGAACATCCACTATAATATCTTCTACTTTACCAGTAACAACTGGTTGCACTAGGGCAGTTGTACCAATACCTGTGCTTACTGTAATACTTGGAGGATTAATTACATCATAATCCTCACCTGAGTTTAAAACATCAACTGAAGTTAAAGGTCCAAAATAAATTTTATCATTTGATTTGTAATTTGTAATCTCAACCCCATTTATTAACATACCTGTCTGACCAACAGGTGTAGAATCATTACCACCATCTCCCAAATTTTGGGTCAATGGAAATTTTTTCAATAATTTTTGAGAACCTATTTCATTTGATCTTTGAGAAAATAATGTAAAGTTATGAATACCATCATTTTCATCTCTAGATAAATTAATACTCACACCATTATCTAATCCTGATGGAGATCTATAAAATTTTATTTTTTTATCAAACACATCTACGATATAGGATCCAGTTTCAAGTCCAACAATTGAGTTTCCATTGGTAAAACTGTAAAATATTTTATCTCCCTTAGTGAATGGAGGAATAGAACCAAATTTTATAAAATTAAAAGTTAAATCATCATTACGATCATCCAACACCGCATTACTTGGATCACTTAGATCAGCAGTTATATTTTTTGTATTAATATTAATTTGACTAAAATATTTGTCATTATTACCATTAAATGACGGTAATGAATTTGATGCGACGTACGCATTATCATCTTCGGTATAAAGATTTTGAACGTCTGATAGAATATTAGAATTATATTCTATTGGTACGATAGAACTGTTTGGTTTATTTAATCTCTTTCTTAATTTAAATTTAGTTTTATCTTCCTCAGATTCAATGGTAAATGATAAATCAACATTATCATCAAAGTCTGTACTACTTAACTCTACGGTATTATTTGAATCTGTAATACTTACAATGCGAATATTAGAGTTTTTAGTCAATATATTATTAGTTCCTCTCTCTACGATATCAACAAAATCACCTGTTTTTAAACTTGATCTATCAATATTACTACCGAGTGTTAATATAGATTCATTTTTTGCTATAATAAAATATGACGCACTAGTATTATAAATCCAAGAGTTTGAAAATATTTCTTTGTAAGAGGGATCAACATCAGGATTTTCTATTTTATCACCAATATCTTTTATAGAAATTATTTCACCCTCTGATACGTCTATTTTCCCCTGTTGATTAAATTCAGATATGACACCAGTCAATCTTAATACAACTTTTTTATTTAAATCACCATCCTCAAATCCAAAATATGTTATATTCGATCTAACATTTTCTATTGGTTGTATTTCACTTGTAATGCCATCACAATCTAAAAATTGATTGACTGTTTTTGAACCATATGTGATCGTATTTACACCAACAATTATAGTACCTGTAGTTCCAAAACCAACAGTTGAATCTACAGTGATTACATTTGAACCAGGTTCAACCTTTTCAATTGCTTTTGTATTTGGTACAACTACAAAATCACTACGTACATCTGCATTATCATCATAACCTATGAATAATCCAATTTTATAATAAGTTGTAATTCCACTTAATCCAGAATCTGTTCTCTCAAAAGGTTCAATTTCAGAAATTGATGCATTCACATCTAAATCAAGATCACTTCGAAATAAAGTTTGTCCTGTTAATCCCTTAAGTAAAGATTGTCCTTGAAGTTTTCTAGGATTTCCTTCCAGAAGTTCTGCAACACATACTCTTCTACGAACAAAATTTGCAAATGAAGGTTTTATTAATCTCTCTTCTAAATTAAGTATTGTTGGTGTAATACCATATAAAATATTGAATAATATGCGAAATGATTCATTAGTTCCTTTAGTTTGATATAGTGACCTAGCTTCTCTTATAAACGTTCCTACATCTAATTTTGATTGAAAATCAGTATTTTCTAATCCTGGTAAAAATGTTTTTTTGAATTTTTTATAAAATTCTTTTAAAAATAATGAACTTAAATTTTGTACGTTAGATGATGCATCATGCTCAGCTGATACCGATGTACTGAATACTAAATCCTCTTTACTTAAATCATCATGATAACTTGTAATTCCACTAAAACCACGTTGACAACCAACAAAACTATTTGGTGTAGAATCGGTATATGTAATGATTTCATTATTAATTTTAAGTAAACCATATTGATTAGGAAATCCTTTTGTGCTGGTAACAGTGATTGTTTCATCACCAACAGTGGTAATACCAACTGTAGTAGAATTATCAACTATAACTTCTGGTGTTAAATTATCAATATTTAAATATTGATTTAAATTATCAATTAAATCAACTGGAGCACCTTGATATTCCTGAGAAGTATAATAT